ATAATAGGAAATACAAATGGAAATTAAAAAAGTAAACAAACATTGGGGTTATGAATTGTGGATAGCAGATGGATCATCTACCCCTTACGCCAGCAAAAGAATTTTATTTAAAGCTGGCAATAGGACTAGCCTACAAGTTCATGAATATAAAATAGAAACTAACTACGTTCTAAGTGGATCAGGTATATTACATCGCAGTAAAGAACCATTAGATATTGCAAAGTTTTTAGAACATGGTATGACAAGTAAGCAAGTAGAAGCCTACGAATATACTTTTGAACGCATTGATTTAAAGCCCGGAGTTGTATTTAATGTACAGCCTGGATATGTACATAGAGTGATGGCAACTACAGACTTGGAGTTTATGGAAACAAGTACAACTGAACTAGATGATGTTATACGTTTACAAGATGATGCTGGTAGAACACATGGTAGAATAAATCACGAACATGAGTAATACTGTTATTATACCCACCGCCGGACTTGGCAGTAGAATGGGCAATTATACCAAAGATCTTAATAAAGCACTATTGCCTTATAAAGATAAACCTATACTGGCACATATTATAGATAACTTTCCCAAGGATACTAGATTTATTATACCATTGGGACATTTAAAGCAACAAATTATAGACTTTTGTACCGCGGCATACAGTGACAGGCATATTGAGTTTATTGAAATAAATGATTGGACTAGTGAAAAATCTGGCACAGGTTATACATTATTGCAATGTAAAGAATTAATTAATCAACCATTTTGGTATGTTCCTTGCGATACTTACTTTGAAGAAACCGTTATAGGCAAAGTCAGTAATAATGATTGCTATTTTGTTCGACAAGTACCTGAACAAGATTCACAGCTTTATACGATGTTTAATACTGGCACAGGTTTTCGCATCACTGATATTAGATTTAAACAATCAGTACCTAAATTCTGGACAGCATTTACTGGCTTAATGTATATCAATGATTATACTGACTTCTTTGCACGTTTAGAACAAAGTAATAGCAATGAATTTATAGGTATTATTAACTTGGACAGTGATACTGCTAGTTTAAATACATGGCTAGACTTTGGCTGCCCTACCATTTATCAAACCGAATTAAGCAAAAGTCAAAAGTTTGATTTTACTAAAAAAGATGAAGTCACATACATTTGCAATAACAGAGTTGTCAAATGGTGGTTAGACAACACAGTGGCTAAAAAGAAATATGATAAAGTATTGGCCAATCCCAGTGTATTTCCTAATAACTGTACACATAGCGGAAACTTTATGGCCTACGATTTTTTCCCAGGGCAAACATTGTATGAATTTAATAACCCAGCGGCATTCATTCCTTTGTTAGATTGGTTAGAAAAAGAAGTTTGGATAGATCAACAAGCTGATATTACATCAGCAAGTTTAGAGTTTTATAAAACTAAATCATTACAGCGTATTAATAAATTTTTAGAAAAGTACCCTAACTTACCCACAATTACTAACATTGACAATGTTGAAGTCAAAGAGTATAATTACTATCTCAATAAAATAGATTGGGAATATTTGGCAACAACAACTCGCCCAGGATTCTTACATGGTGATTTACAATTTGATAATATCGTATTAGGCAAAGATTTAGATTTTAAAATTATAGACTGGCGCCATGAGTTTGCAGGTTTAGTAGAGCTGGGAGATATATACTATGATCTAGCTAAAATGGCTGGCGGACTTATCATCAACTATGCCAATATCAAAGATCATAATTTCAATGTTGAAATTGAAAACGATACTGTGACACTAAGCATACCTAGTATAGATCACATCACAGTATATCAAGAACAGTTAAAGAACTATATATTAGACAATAATCTAGACTATAATAAAGTGCAACAATTGATACCAATAATCTTTTGGAACATGAGCCCATTGCATACAGCACCGTTTGATTTATTCTTATGGTATCTAGGTATTAAATTATTTGCGGAGTTAGATCATGGGTAAAGCCACACAAAGTCAAATTGCCATGTTATACTTAAAAGCCTTTAGTGAAAAGGATTTGGCCAGCTTAGAAACAATGTTTGCTGAAAATATAATACTAACAGATTGGGATGGACAAATGATTGGTAGGGAAAATGTATTGGCATTTAATCAAACATTGTTTTCACAGTTAGGAAATATTCGAATAGACATTGATAAAATCGCCATAGGACATGATACTGTTATAGCAGAAATTAAAGTTGTATTGGATGAAAAGGTTTCAGTTGCGGTAATAGATGTTATAGACTTTGATCAAGATAATAAAATAAGAGAGATAAGAGCATACAAACGATGAAAAAATATATAAGTTTAAGCAAGTATCCAGGAAAAACTGGACTATATTTTTACACAGAATTCTTTAAACATTACAATATAGATGCAACATATGAACCTCGGAGTTGTGACAATATTGAACAGTCTTTAAAAGATGCACTAAATGAAAACATTTCGGGTATCAGTGTCAGTATGCCATTTAAACAAAAAGTAATTCAGTTATTAAATTATAAAAATGCTTATGTAGAATTGTATAACAGTTGCAATACCATTAAAATAGAAAAAGAATCAATTCGAGGTTACAATGCTGACTTGGCTGGAGTTGAACATGTTACAAAATCTATTTTGTTTGGCGATCGAATCACTGTACTTGGTGCAGGTGCTATTGGATCAATGTTTATTAAGTATTTAGAAGAACGGCACTATGAAAATTTAAATGTCTGTGCAAGAAGTTTAGGCACATGGCATGAACGTTATAAACCCGCAGATGTTATAATTAACTGCACCGCATTAGGAACAAGCACAGAAGAAAGTCCTTATAAGCTAGGACAAATCCCACCAAATACACGTTTAGTAATAGATTTGGCTATCAAAGACAATGAATTTAAACGGCAATGTCAGAATTACAACATTAAATATATATCTGGACGTGAATTTTATCGCAGTCAATTCCTGAAACAATTTGAAATTTATACAGGAATTAAGCCTGATTCTAATGTATATGATGTAATAGAAAGCAAACAATATGAAACAATTTAAAATAGGCGCAGGCCCTATGAGTAAAGAACTAATTAAAATACTTGTTAATTATTCTGATCATTATAAAGAACCATTAATGATAATCGCAAGCCGTAATCAAGTAGACTATGATTCTGGTTATGTGTGTACTACTGCGGAATTGGTAGAACAAGTGTATTCTATACCAATATTAGAAACCGAATTAGTGACAATATGCAGAGATCATTGTGGTCCATACTTTGCAGATGCTGATCGAGGTTTGACAATAGAACAAGCAATACAACGTTGTAAAAATACAATTGATGCCGATATCGCTGCCGGATTTAAATTAATTCATATAGATGTAAGTAGAATTAAAGAACGTCAATTAGATTATGCAAAAGAACTAATTGATTATGCATTAAATTTAAATCCAGAAATCAAATTAGAATTTGGCAGCGAAGATAATACAGGTGTGGACATTAACAGCAGTATTGCACGGATTGAAAGTCAATTGGCATTCTTAGAACAATATAAAAATAATGTTGTGTTCTTTGTTAGTCAAACTGGTAGTTTAACCAAAGATAATCAAGTAGGTAATTTTGACATCGAAAGAAATAAGAAAATTGCCGAACAAATTCATAATGCTGGATTTTTATTTAAAGAACACAATGCTGATTATTTTAGTATCGACGACCTTAAACAAAGAACTAAAGCAGGCATTGATAGTTTAAACATTGCTCCTCAATTAGGTAAAGCTCAAACTGATTTGCTTAAAGAATTTACTCCTGTAGATTTATGGGAAAAATTTGCTGACTATGTTTACAGTCAAAACTATTGGCAACGTTGGGTTAGCCCTGGCGTAACAGATAAAGATATTGCAGTAAGTGTTAGTGGCCATTACTGTTTTAACAGCAATGAATATAAAGACATCATCGCAGTCATTGACTACGAAGAATTTAAACATATATTAAATGATAACATTTTTCAAATTTTGAATTTATATAAAGGATACTTTACTGAAGTTAAAAAACAAGAAGAAGAGTTTCAGCTTAAATTAAAACAACGCCTAGAAGAACTACGTCGTAGAGATCCATTTATATACCGATGAACATTTGGGGAATTAGTGCCAACAGTCATGATGCCGCCGTATCAGTTTGGCATGATAAACAATTACAATTTGCGGCTCACAGCGAAAGATACTCTGGCATTAAAAATGACGGAGACTTATGCCCTGGCATTATCGAAGATGCTGAACAATACGGTAAACCAGACTTAATCGTTTGGTATGAAAATCCAGACTTGAAAACTGCTAGACAGTTCTCAGCTGGCCAAGGTGATAGATCAAAAGAAAATGATGTCAAGTCATATCTTGCAAAGTATAATCTAAATCAACCTTTGGTTATAGGTGAACATCATAAAAGTCACGCTGCCGCAGGCTATTACACCAGTGGATTACCGGATGCCACGGTAGTTGTTATTGATAGCATTGGTGAGTTTGAAACGCTGACAGTTTGGCAAGGCGAAGGTAATAACTTAAAGAAAGTTTATACACAAAGTTATCCTGACAGCGTGGGACTTTGGTTTAGTAGTATGACACAGCGTATTGGATTAAAGCCTAATGAAGAAGAATACATTCTAATGGGCATGGCAGCTTACGGCGATCCTAACAAATACAAAGCAGACATATACAATGATTTCTTTAGTGTAATCAACGGACCAGAAGTTAAATTCAAACGTAACTTACATCGAGGCTGTCCAGATTGGCGTTTGGATTTACTCAGTGAACAAGATACATTTGATTTGGCTGCCGCTACTCAACAAGTGTATACTGAAATATTACAAGGTATTAGTCGCTGGGCTAGATCAAACTTGCCCAGTAAGAACATTGTATTAATGGGCGGTTGTGCATTAAATTGTGTGGCTAACAGCGAAATCACAGGAGACTGGGACAAAGTTTGGATTATGCCAAATCCAGGTGATGCTGGATCAAGTGTCGGAGCAGTTGCTGCCTTTTTTGGTGAGCAAGTTAATTGGCCCGGAGCATATCTTGGCACAGACATGGGTACAGCGTATCCAGTGGAACAGCTCATTGATATACTTACAAAAGATAAAATCGTCGGAGTTGCCAGCGGTAAGGCAGAGTTTGGCCCTAGAGCATTGGGCCACCGCAGTTTATTGGCAGACCCCCGTGGACCAGAAATCAAAGATACAGTAAATGCTATCAAACGTAGACAACAGTTCCGTCCATTTGCTCCTGCTATTTTGGAAGAATATGTACACGAATACTTTGAAATGCCGGTAAACATAACCGCAAGTCCTTTCATGCAATTTGTTGCAAAGTGTAGACAACCAGAGAACTTTCCTGCTATAATACACAAAGATGGCACTAGCCGTGTACAAACTGTTAGCAAGAATGATAGTCCTGGTTTTAGAAAACTTCTCGAAGATTGGCACAGCCTTACAGGCTGTCCTATGCTACTAAACACCAGCTTGAATATCAAAGGTCAGCCAATGGTTAATAATATAGCAGATGCAACAGCATTTTATACAAAGTATAATGTTCCTGTAATAACATGATTAAAATAGATAAAAGTATTGTAGAAAAAATAACATGGGAACAGGATCCAGATTCATTTGATCAACGATTACATGCATTAGGATCATCCCACGATGAATTTGTAATAGTAAATCCTAAATACGAATGGATACTGGATTATATTGATGTTGATCAGTATACCAGCAATAAATGTATTGTATGGAGTATTGACAATTTATGGCTAGTTAAAAAGTTTAAATCAACATGGACAGTTGATAAGGGATGGGATTTTATCAACTGTAAATTAGATTTAGAAAAAGAAATAACAATTAATCCTGAAGTGGATTTTGTTGACTACGATATAGATTTTACTATTCCCATAGAAGATATGTATTACGAACATGTCTTTTACTTAGATGAAAAACATAACCCCGGCGATGATAAAATATGGGTTGCTAAATGTAAAATCAAAGATCAAGAAATACATGGAATCAAAGATCGTGGGTATGTTAGTCCTATAATTAACATTGAACGCAATCCTGCATTGCCTAATGTGGATTACAATATAAATTTAGAAATACCTTACTATGATTTTAAATATGATTTAACGTGGTATTTGGATCCTGCATTTAATACCTTTGATGATAAGATATGGGTATTCAAAGTAAATGCAAGAAACTCTCTGGGATTAAAAGATATGGGTTATGTAATGCCTGAAGTCGAACCAAGAATAGAGTTTAACTCCAGCATACCTAACATCAAATATGATTTAGATATCAATGTATCATTTTTAGATTTGGTCTATGAACATGTATGGTATTTAGATCCTAAGTTTAATCCGCTTGACGAAGATGTCTGGGCAGTTAAACTTTCTACAAGTGATCTACGTGGATCCAAGTCAATGGGTTATGTAAGTCCTGTAATAGAACGTAATCCTGATTTTACTTCTAGTGCAGAGTTATTATTAAATGAAGTAATCCCTTACTATGAATTTAAAAACAATTTAGTTTGGTATTTAGATTCCAAATTTAACAATACAGATGACAATATTTGGGCATTAAGAATCAATAGTTTAGAACCAGATGCCGGCGTTAAAGACATGGGATATGTTACCCCTAACGTAACTCCTACGATAACGTTTAATCCTGGCATACCTAACATCAAATATGATTTAGATATCAATGTAGCATTTCTTGATTTAGTTTATGAACATGTATGGTATTTAGATCCTAAGTTTAATCCCACTGATGAAAATATTTGGGCAGTTAAACTTTCTACTAGTGATCTACGTGGTACAAAGTCAATGGGTTATGTAAGTCCTGTAATAGAACGCAATCCGGAGATTCCTGCAGAGTTATTACTAAATGAAGTAATCCCTTACTATGAATTTAAAAACAATTTAGTTTGGTATTTAGATCCTAAGTTTAATCCCACTGATGAAAACATTTGGACATTACGAATTAATAGTTTAGAACCAGATGCAGGCGTTAAAGACATGGGCTATGTTAGCCCAGAGTTTATATTTAACCCAGACATCCCTGCACATTTAGATTACTTTATACATGACAAAATACCTTACTATGATTTAGGCTACGAACATGTTTGGATGCTTGATAGTAATCTACACACTGACAATGAACAAATTTGGGCAGCCAAGATTGTTCCTAATATTAAAAGTCTTGGAACAAAGATAGTAGGCAATATTGGTGTGATATCTAAAGACTTTGATGTAGTGTTTATTAGCTATAACGAACCTAATGCAGAAGCTAATTGGTATCGTGTGTTAGAATTATTCCCTAATGCAAAACGTGTTAAAAATGTTAAAGGCATCTTCGAAGCACATAAACGAGCCGCTGAAATTGCCACAACTGATATGTTCTATGTAGTAGACGGTGATGCAGAATTAGTTGACAATTGGCAATTTGATTATAAGCCAAACGTATTTGATTTGGACTGTGTACACTTATGGACTAGTATTAATCCTATCAATGATTTAGAATATGGTTGGGGCGGCGTCAAATTATTTCCACGTAAACTGCTATTAGATGCAGAAACATGGAAAGTAGATTTGACCACAGGATTAGGAAAATTAAAATATATAAACAAAGTCAGTAATGTTACTAGTTTTAATTCTGATGAATTCGGCACTTGGCGCAGTGCTTTTAGGGAATGTGCCAAATTAAGTTCTAGCTTGTATCAAGGTACAACTACATATCCAGAAACAGAAGAAAGATTACGTATATGGACAACTGTAGGTAAAGATAGACGCTATGGAGAATATGCGTTACATGGTGCCGCTTTAGGCAAGCAATATGGACTAGACCATTTCAATAATCTAGACGCATTGAAATTAATTAACAATTATGAATGGATGAAAAATGAGTTTGATAAATTCTATAAACATTAAAAATACTAATACTACTCTTAAACTAAAGGATATACCCGCAGTATTCCTTAGCTTTGACGAACCTAATGCAGATGAAAATTTTGAATTGCTTAAAGCAAGTCATCCTAATCCCAGTTTAGTCAAGCGTGTACATGGAGTTAAAGGATTCGATGCCGCACACAAAGCCTGTGCAGAACATGCTGTTAACGATAGATTTTTTACCATAGATGCTGATTGCCAAGTCAATCCTGCAATATGGAAACAAAATTTAGACATTGAAAAAGCAGATTTAACATCAACATTCAGTTGGAGTAGTCGTAACGTGGTCAATGGCTTAGTCTACGGCAATGGCGGTATTAAATTATGGTATGCTCCTTATGTAAAGGCAATGAAAACACACGAAGCCGCAGACAAAGATGATGATAACAACAATGTAGACTTTTGCTGGGACTTTGAAAATTATAAGCAAATGAATAATACCTATGGTACTGTTATGAATAATGCCACTCCATATCAAGCATTTAGAGCGGGCTTCCGCGAAGGTGTTAAAATGGGTCTTGACCAAGGGCATAAAGTTCCAGTAGAAGACTTTAATCATAAAATGTATCCAGGTAACTACGCACGTTGGCTAACTTGGATGACTGTGGGTCGCGATGTAGTCAACGGAGACTGGGCAGTTTATGGCGCACGTTTAGGTGCTTATAATCTCTATATTAATAACTTTGATCAAAGCGTTATTTCTGACTACGATTGGTTTAATGCATATTGGAAAGACATTGAAGAATGTACCAAGAATCCTGATGAAGACAGCAATAGAGTTATGAAAGCATTGGTTGAAAAATTAAACCTACCATTGGTTGAATTAGACAGCGATCAAAGTCGTTGGTTTAAACACGTAAACATCAATCCTCCAAAGAACTTTGGCTGGCCAGCAATGTTGAATCACAGCGCATTACCATTGTTCGGTTTTACATTACCTAAATATTAATATGACACCAATTTACTTTTTATACAACGACGAAACAAACGCAGAAGAAAATTTTGCTAGATTACAAGCCAAAGCAAGTCATGCAGTGGCTGTCAAAAGTATTGGCACAATATTTGAAAGTCATAAGCATATTGCTAACTTGTGCAATGAAGATAGATTCTATGTAGTAGATGCTGATTGTTGGATAGTTGATAGTTTTAACTTTGATAAGCAAATTGAACTAAAGCCGAAAAGTGTAGCAGTATTTAGAGCTAAGAATCCCATCAACGGATTAGTCTACGGCCATGGTGGTATTAAATTATTCTCTAAAGATTGCTTTGGTGCAGAACGATTAGATCGCCCAGATATGACTACCACATTGGCAGATCATTACATTAAATTAAACATTTTAGCCAGCGAACATAGATTTAACTATAGTGCTTATGCTACATGGCGTACAGCTTTCCGCGAAGCAGTTAAACTCAGTGCAGGTGTTAATAAAAACAACAATGACACTGAAACAAAGGAACGCTTGACTATGTGGTGTGAAGCCGGCAATGAAACACAATATGGTTACTTTGCTATACAAGGTGCCAGACAAGGTGTTGCTTATGCTACTAATAGTGCAGATGCAGATTTTAATTTAGTAAATAACTTTGCTTGGTTAGATTCCAAGTTCAAGGAGTGGATTGGTGTATAATTACAACGAAATCGAAGTTGTACATTTGGAAATGACAGAAGCATGTAATGCTAGTTGTCCTATGTGCGCTCGCAATTTAAATGGTGGCGCAGTCAATCCATTCTTACATAACAGAGAATTGTATATAGATGATATACAAAAAATGTTTCCTGTTGATTTTGTTCAACAATTAAAACGTGTATACATGTGTGGTAACTATGGTGATCCTGCTGTGGCCAAAGATACGCTAGAAGCATTTAAGTACTTTAGAGAAAACAATCCCACTATCAATCTCAGTATGCATACTAATGGTAGTATGAAAAAGCCAGAGTGGTGGGCAGAACTTGCTAGAGTAATTGGCAAAAAAGGTTATATTATATTTGGCTTAGATGGTTTAGAAGATACCAATCATTTGTATCGTCAAGGCACAGTATGGCCCAAGATCATGGAAAATGTACAGGCATTTATTGCCGCAGGAGGCAGAGCACGTTGGGATTACATTGTATTTGCACACAATGAACATCAAGTGGAGCAGGCAGAACAATTAAGCAAAGACATGGGCTTTGAAAAGTTTCAATTTAAAAAGTCTGCACGTTTCTTTAGTAACACGCAGGGCGCAGTAAAAGAAGAACATCAAAGTCAAAATCGTCGAACAACAACAACATTATTACAAGCCCCTACGAATCCTAAATATAGAAATGGGGTATTGGATCAACTTGCATCAGTTGCCAACATTAAAAATGTAAACGCTGTCACAGTGGATAACATTATCAGTTTAGATAATTTATCTAGTATACAAGGCCGGCAACGTTTTTCCTTGGATCCAGCTGAGAAAAAACCCATGGAAAAAGTATGGGATGAAGCCGTAATTGATTGTAAAGTAGCCAAAGAAAAGAATATATATGTGACGGCAGAAGGTGTAATACAGCCCTGCTGTTGGACTGCTGGTCAAATGTATATTTGGTATTTTAAACCACAAGGTGCTCAAATTTGGGATTACATCAATGAAGTTGGCTTAGACAATATCAATGCAAAAAATAACAGTATTAAAGACATTGTACATGGAGATTTCTTTCAAAAAGTTATTCCTGAATCTTGGAATAAGCCCAGTTGTGCAGAAGGTAAAAGCGCACAATGTGCTAAAATATGCGGATCAAAGTATGACGCATTTAATGAGCAATTTAAATGACAAAGCCAATAATTTGCAAAGAATTAGAAAGTAGCTATGATGTTAATTTATTTACAGGAACATTAAGTCATTGTTGTAAATTTGAAGATATACGACCTGATAAAGAACAAATCGATTTATTAGGTTACAAATATTTAGACTTTAACAAAGAAACAACTAAAGCAAGGCAAGATTTAGCACAAGGTATACAAACTAAACGTTGTAAAGATTGCTGGAGTTATGAAAATAATAATCAAACTAGTTGGAGAATATCACAAAACAAAATAAAAGGTGATTATGATAAAGCAGTACATGTCAATTTGCAAATTTCTTCGTTATGCAATCAAACATGTTTTTATTGCGTACCACATTTAAGTAGTTCAATTAATAAATTTGATTTATGGGTTAACCCAATGAATGGCAGACTCGATGGCTATCACAAGGCCCCGGAAACAAAACTTCGTATAACATTGGAACATATGGTAGATTTCATAAAAAATTTACCAAACGACACTGAGCATTTAGATATTAGTTTAACTGGTGGTGAACCATTTATCACAGATAACTTTAACGAAAATATAAAATATTTACTAGAATCATTTTACGTTACACATCCTGGAAAATCGGCTGCGTTAACTATTTCAACAAACACTAATGTTAAGATAGAGAATTTAATTAAGTTTTATGAAATAATTAAAGTATTAAAAGAAAAATATAAGTTGCGTATGCACATAACTTCAAGTATAGAGAATCTAGAAGAACGTGCAGAATATGTTCGTGGTGGATTAGTATGGTCTAACTTTTTAGAAAATTTTAAAATTCACAATAGCAATGCTGATCAACACGAAATACGTTTGACTATCAATCCGTTTACTATAATTAAAATGTCAGATTTTTTTAAATATTTTAGTTCGTATTCAAATGTGAAGTTTATTTATAATTATCCATTTCAAAAGTTTTGGAGGATAGAAGTATTGGATCATAGATTTACACAAGAGTTAATTAATTTAGAAGAATATATTATTCAAAATGGTCTATTGAATAGATTTAAGCCTGATCCATGGTATAAAAATCTTGCACAATTTATTGTTGATGATAAAGAAAATGCTCAGAAATTTAAGCAAGCAATAACAGGCATTGATTCTGTTAGAAAAACTAATTGGCGAACAGTTTTTCCTGAATATATAGATTGGTTTGATTCGATCAAACTAAATGATCGATAACTGGAACTAACCAAGGGAAAGTTTCTTTCCAGTTAGTTTTTTTCCTTGCATCCATTTTATCTAACCATGCTTTTAATTGTTTAAGATTCTCTGGATTGTAGGGAGTATTCTCTATAGTTTTTCTAACACCAATCATATGTGTATATAAACTTCGTTCATAGATTGTTTCATTGGGCATTAAATCTAAAATTTCCTGCATGTCCTCTTCAAAGAATCCTGGGGGGAAGTTTCCTGGGTGCATTGATTTAGGATCAACTAATAAATTAAAAGAATTAGTTATGTTTGGATGAACCTGTCTCCAAGCATTTATTCTTCGTATTAATTCTGGCATATACTTAATAGATAAACAATTAATTGTGCTATTGATTACTAATTCTATCCATTTACATTCATTGACCATGTACTCAAAATTTGATTCCCATTGTTCTAATTTTAAACCACTGCGAACATATTCCTGTTCAGGACCCCATGCATCTAAGCTAGCAACAATACCAAGTTTAATGCCTTTTTCGTCATGCAAGCGTTTCATTTTTGTAATTAATCTGACAAACTTTTCTCTGTTAACTTTTAAGTTACTAAAAAACTTAATTACAGTTCCTGCTTTGACGTCACTGTCTAACAAGAAATCTATCATTTGTTCAGTTTCATCTTGATAAAACGGTTCTCCACCCAGCACATGTAACATACTGATAGTTTTATAATTATCCTTAAACCATGCCCAAAATTCAGCCAATCTCTGATCATAACTAGCACTTAGTTCATCTGCTTTGGCAACAGTGAGAACTCCATGATCTCCATGTATTCTATTTTCAGCAACCCACAAGCTACTTAAACTTGGATCACAATAGATACAGCTCATGTTACATTTATTACTAAAATAAACTTCAACCATAGTTGGTGTGGTTATCACAGCATTGGGATTAGTTTCTAACTCCGTTGGTATTAATTGATAGGTATGGGCATTGTTATCTAATAATTCCAATTCACGTTGACGATCACTCATACCACCAGCTGCTTCAATGTCTCGACAATATTCACAGCCATTGCCTGGCCATTCGCCTTTGAGCATTTTTTCTCTAGCTGTGATTTTATCTTGAGTATTGTGAAAGGATCCGAAATTACCAGATGGCACTTGGCTATGTACAGTTCGATGACAACTATTGCTAGTGCCTTGATAAACGTAAACGGTGCTCCATGCCCATTTTAATAAACATGCCGTGGCACTTTTGATTGGGAAGTTTTTTGATGTCATACACATATTTATATGATAAAAATTGTTAAATATGTTATATGACTATATATTTAGATTCCGCTAGAAAAATACAATTCGAATTAAGCAGTATGTGCAATTTATTGTGCTTAGGATGCGTAAGAACTGATACAGCTAACTTTTCAGAAAAAAAAGAATTTATTCTTAACAAAAATTATTTAAGTAAAGAAACTTTCCTAAAGATTATATCAGCTAAAGAATTTGAATCTGTGACTCATTTAGAGTTTTGTGGAACCATTGATGACCCTTTAATGCATCCTGAATTTCTAGAGTTTTTAGAATTAGCTCTCACAGTAAGGCAATTTAGAATTAATATACATACAAATGCAAGTCTTCGTAATGTTGAATATTGGCAGCAACTTGCAACTGTGTTAAAAAAACACAGACATCATCAAGTCAATTTTATCAAGGGTTAAGCAGCACGAGGGGATCAAACCTACAAAGTACATAGATTCTAGAGGAATACCTACGGTTGGGGTTGGATTTAATCTTAAAAGGACTGACGCAG